CTTTACCAAAAGTTATTTGCTGCCCTACTAATCTCGCGGCTGTTCTAATAGCAGAGCCAGAAGAAAATTTAACGAACGACTCTGGCACAGGGAAGCCATCAATCATTATACTTTCTCTGGGTAATGCAACGTGAACGGCGTTTTCACGAATTGCAACTTTTGGTCTAGATGCGTTAGGTCCGCCGCCAATCAAATAGGCTTCCACAGTAATAGTTACTTCTGTTTTTAAAGTTCTGTCTTCTTCTTCCAATGTCGCTAAATTACTCTCATAGCCAAACTCATCCATAAAAGCTTCAAATCTATGATTGTCGTGTTCAACCATAAAATACTTGTGATTCCCTGTCCTGCTATACAATGATTGCAAAATCTCGTTCATTTGCTGGTGAAAATCTGTCTGGATTAGCAGCCTATATTCGACTACAACGTAACTTGGCATCGGCATAGTGATTGTTTCATAAACAACTTTGCCTTCCGCACTATCTTTGGGGCGTTGCCCATCTCCTCCAAATGAATCGCCGGCATAACGCTTAGCCTGAGCAGCAGAACGATAAACAGACGTTTTATCTTGCCTGATCCTGCGGGCAATGGTAATAGCGCCACCCTGTATGTCTCCGTGGTTTAATAAATCCGCAGGCATCATGCCTTTTCTAGCAGGATCTCTTTTGATCGACATTCTCTCGACCGCCATCATTGGTAAAACCAGCATTCCGCCGCTATCTCTGAGGTTCTTGTCGTGTTTTACTTGGAAAGCTCGTTCGGCGCCTACCCAGATAACAGGTACCTTTCTCCAGCCCTTGTTAGAGTTGGTGTGCAAGTTACAATGATCATTAAAGTAGTTGAACAGAGCAAAATCAACCGTCTCAACAGTTGAGGGTTGAAATTCGATTTCTTTTAGGCTGGCATTGCCTGTTATTATCCTATCACTCGGCATCGAAAACTCCTCCTCTCACCTTAATGCATTTTGCGCTTACTTCCATCTTGTGTTCAATCTGTCCAAAGATCTGAGTCGGCTCACCAACTGTAACTATCTGATAAAACTGATCTCCGTACCTAACCATGTCGCCTTCACGCACAAATAGGTCTTGATCTTCCGTTAGCCTTCTCTTATGAAAATGAATCGTCATTGTGGTCGCCTTATCAATGCCCATGCCCTCTGTGTAAACAGTTTCTAGCCCTTCCCAATCAACCAACGCATATACTCGGATAGGGGGCAGATAAGTCTTGTCCATCGCTTCGCCATAAAGTGGATGATAGTTTGTACGGTCAATATCAAGAGGAAAATACAGAACTTGCTGTCCGATAACGCGCTCGATTAATTCGTCATTAACCTGCTTAACTAAATCTCGCTCTTTCTGTCCTGTAAACAGAGGACTTGGCGGCTGTTCTGGTTGCTTCCATTTATCTTTAGGATCCGACATGGCTTGCTCCTAAAATACAAAGATCGACAATGGGATCTTCTTTTGAATGTTGGCGACACTCTCGACCTTCTCCGCATCACCTGTCATCATTGCGTTATATGTCAATTCATCAAGCAATTCTTTAAGCTCTGTCCTCAGAGCTTCCTGCTCTTCCTTGCCTTGCGTCAACAACGCTTCGCCATTTAGTGTAACAGCCTCGCCCGGAATGGGAATAGAAGCAAATTTGCTTCTTACCTGTCCTAACACCTCTTTTGCCAATGCCAAAGCGTATCTACGGATCCATTGTTTCCCAATAGAGTTAATGCTGTTGTATGGAAGGTTCTCAAAGGGCACAGTGTTTAGGTTATTCACCCCGTCAATACCAATATCATATGAGCCACTAGTTTCCCACGGCTCAGTGGGAACATTAAACTGAATCCAAAAGTGTTTTGGGCTAGAAGACACGGGCTTGGGAAATAATCTAAGTTTATTATTTTTTAGTTCGAAAGAGTAGTGAGAATTTCGCGTATAAATCGAATCTTCGAAGGCCATCGACTGCGCCTTGTTCTGCCATGCCGGAATAACTTCAAAAGTGGAGTCGTCGGAATACTGTCCATAATTCGACAAGTTCCCAACCGTGTTCAAACCACCATAATAACCATAAAACCTCCACATAGCGTGTGGCGTCTTATAAAAAACCTTCTTGATTAGCAGCTTCTTGCTGCCGACCAACCCAGCAAATGGAACTGCCTCGCCAGTGGAATCCTCACCAGTATCCGAAGCATCTTGGATAATCTGATCTAGATCATAATCTTGCTGGCCGGTTACAGTTTTAATTGAACATGAATATTCTTGGGCGTTTCCACCAACGCCGGCATCGGACGCCATACCTTCAGCAACTCGACGGGCATATGCGAACTCAAATCGTGGATACTTTAATGATAGACCGCCAGATCCACTCAAACTAGAAGAAAGTTCACCTGTTTTTAGGGTGCCATCATGATCGAACGTGCCGGTCATAGAACCAAGGTAGTCAGATAGAGTATTCTTGGCTTGATGAGAATTAATAATGTACGAGTATTCTAAAACAGCTTCTTCGTATGTCTGATAAACATTCCCCGTTGTTATCTCAAGGTCCAAAACATCGCCGCCGAGCTTCTTATAAACAAATGCTACCTGCTCTGCGGCACCAGAAAGAAAATCAGTGGAATCTGAATAAATTCCATAAGGAAGTGCCGAACTTACATCTGAAGTAGATCCTGTTGACGTTAATATTGTTTTGCTTAAATTGCTCTTTGGGGTTAACTCTGGGTGACTCATTCATTTTATCCTCCACTACGAATAATTAGTTTCTTAAAAAGGAAAACCCCGCCCCCAACGGGGACGGGGCAAGATTAAATCTTAAAGATTAATCTTAGGATGTGGTAACAGAACCATCAATTGAAGCATTCCCGAAGAAATACCATGCAGTGCCGTCGCTATAAAGCTCGACCCACATGCCGCGTTTAGCACCAGTCCCAATAATAAGATTGGAAATTCCAGTGTTTCCACTAGAACCCGGTGCATCAGAGCTAGTATCAACTTCAGCCTCGCTGATGTGACCGTACATAATCGCAGAACCAGCAGCAATAGTAATTGCAGCAGTCGGCGTATCTTCAGTCACCATACAACGATAGTGAAGTCCAGCAGCAACCGATGGAAGAGTCAACGTAAACGCACCTCCAGAAGACTCAAGAAAGACAAGTCTACCACTCTCAAGCGGATTGAGTGTCTTGGCAGAGCCAACAGACAATACTGCTTTCTGATGAGAAAGATCCTTAAGTAGTTTAACTTCGCCAATCTCGAAGTTTTGAAGCAAGGAACGAAGCCTTGCAATGTTTTGTGAAAAAGCCATTCATTAATACCTCCATAGTATTTAGCTATAAAACCCCATAACCCTTACACAGCAAGCCATGTACAGAGCCGATGTTCAGTCGGAGAGGTCACTATTAAATAGTTTCGTGCAGACAAAAAAGCCCCTACTCCTCTTATTAAAAAAGAAGTAGGGGCTTTACATGCTTTGGAGGTATTAACTACTAGGAGCTAGAACCTGACTCACCGAGCAAGCCACGAACGATAACCAGACCGTACATATCAGGACGTACCATCTTCTTAGCGTATCGGGTCATGACACCCTTGCGTGGCACGAAGTCTTCCACACCAAAGATGGTGGGGGTGACCTGCAGTGGCACATAAGGAGCGTATACATAACCGCTCTCAAGGAAGCTTCCGCCCTTGCGACCAACCAGTACCACATTCCGTGGGAAGTAGGGATCGACATAAACGTCCCACTTCTTGGAAATGCTTCCTGACTGGACAGCACCGACTGTACCCTTGGAATCCTCATGGGAAACCTTGGCACGGAATCCACTAGTGAACTCAAGAATGTTGGCAACTTCAGGTCCAACGACGATGAAGTTAGCGCCACCACGCAGAGTCTTACGGTGGATCTGGGCTGAAACGTCATTGATGGTTTCGACAAGAGTCTCATACCATTCGCTGACTGTGCCCGTGAAGTCGGGAGCTTTAGTAGCTGCGCCGATCTCCGCTCCAGTGGAACGCTTCACGAACAGACCGGGGGACCGTGACCAGTAATAAGTACCGGCTGAGGAGCCTTTAACAAGATCTTCTACAATCTCGCGGTCGATCTCAAGAGCAATTTGCTCAGAGAGAATTGATGTAAGCTCGACTTCGGCGTCAAGGTTGTGATAGGCATTAAGATCCTGTCCCAACTCTGGCGTCCACTTGGCCTTGAGCTTCTTGGTGATGGCAGTCACGCTGATGGAATCGACTTTGATATCGATTTCAGCAATGCCCTCGTTCGCCTCAAGTCCCCAGTCATCCGTACCTACGACGGCGCCTAGAGCCTGATTAGAACCGGCTGCGGGAGTACCGGTCATATCGTCAACCAGTGGGAAGGTAATAGTACTAGTACTATCTCCGGTCCCAGGAGCCAAGCTACTGAATGATGCGGTCGCATGGAACACAACTTCCAGAATAGAGCCTGAAGCCTTAGAGAGACGACGAACCTGTGTTGAACCAGAAGGTGTGTCAACTCCAGCAACATTGTTGGAAACTGAAACCTTAAGGGCAACGGGGTTTGCATTGGCTCCGTCCACACCCATCTGTTCACGCTGAGTGTCAGTAAGGGTAAGGTGTAGAACCTGTGCATAGGAACCTGATGCAAGATCAGGATCCCAACGAAGATACTTGTCGGTGCCGGCAGCATTGCCAACCTCGAATACGCCTTCGCCTGAGTCGAGGACTGAGGTAACGGCTACTGTAGTGGATCCAGTTGGTGAACTGTATCCGTTGTTGAGAGCGTAGAAAGAACGCTCACCGTAACGATTCGTATCCGAATCGTCAATGCTAACGCCGCCGGTGATCTCCTGACCGACAACATTTCCACCGTACAATGATTGTCCGGCGGTCGCATTAAGCTTAGAGTTTGTATGCTGGAAATCCATAAAGAAGATTAGTCCAGAAGGGAGACTCATGGGCTGAACTGACACTAGGTCATTCGCAATGAGGGCACCGAAAACGCGACGAACGATGGGGAATGCAACAGCGGCAAATCCTTCAACGTCACCACCAGCCATGGTGGATGCCTCACGGAGTAGCTCCTTAGCTTGGTTCTCAAGTAGTCGAGCCATGGTATCACGCTTTCGACTATCATCAAGACCTTCTAGAAGCCCAGTGCGTTCCCACTTATCAAGCAGGGCTGCACCTTCCTTCGACACATCGCGAGATACAATACCTTCAGTTAATTTATTAATAATAGACATTTTTTATTGTTCTCCTTGTTTTTGTCTTATTCAATACCAGCTAGCTTTCTCATTCTATCAATAGCATGATCCGACATAGCTGTTCTTTTGTTTTTGCGTCTTGGTAAAGTGGTAGACTTTCTATTAATAGCCTCGCTCAGTGATTCTGGAGCCCTCCTGACAGGAGCACTCCCGACTGCGCTTTGAAGAGTTTCGTAAACGACCTTCACTTCCTTGACAGTTCGTGACTTAGACAGTGCTTCGACAATTTTATTTTTTTGTCGCTCATTCAAGGAGACACTATTCAACACACGATTGGTATAAACGAGCCTTGCATTAGAAAGATTGGCTTCCTTTAGGTTAGCCTTCATCTTCAATGCAATACTCTTTAATTGTTCATAATCTTCAGCAAGTTTCTTCTTCTTAGTAGTGAGAGAAGAAACTTGCTCTTCTAATTCTTTTGTAGCCTTACGCAGTTCTTTGTTTTCCTCAGCAGCCTCGGAGTCTTTCTCCAGGGCGAGGGCCTGCAATTCGGCTTCTTCAATTTCTGTTCCAGTGGCGCCACCAACATGGCCATGGGGCACGGGCTTAACATCAACAGTAAGCTCTTCCAAAATGGCAGCCAACTGCTCTTCAGTAAGGTTAATCTCTTCAGATTCTTCAAGAGCCATCATCGCGTCTTCGCGGGGCTCTTTGGCGGCGCCGCCTAGGCCACCCATTTCTTCTTCTGCGGCGACTTGTGCGGCTAATTGATCCAAATCAAGCTCGATCTTTTCTTCCTCGTCGGGACAAGGGCAAAGCTTTTCGCCCTCGGCATATGCGGGGTCGGCGTCCAAGTCAGATAGTTCTTCTTCTTCGCCGCCTTCCTCGCCACCCATGGGGCTCTCGACTCCCGGCTCCTCGGGAAAGAGCCCTAGCTCTTCATCTTCCGGCTGTTCCGTAAGAAGTTGGTCTACGGCGCTCTTAATTTCTGGAGCGTATTTCTCCAAAATTGCATGTTCAGCATTCTTCAACGCAGCTTCTTTCAAAGCTGCAGCATCAACGATAGCTTGTTCAAGCATGTTCGACATTTATGATCCTCTCATGATGGAATAGGACGCAAATACGGTTTTCCAGTAATAAGTAGTCCGCAGATTAACAAAAGTCCGTTTTTCTGTTTCCATGTAAAGTCCTATCCGCAGTGGTAAGTGCAAGCGATCAGCTTAGTAGTTTCAGTCTCGGCGGACCAGTCAACAGG